AAATTCTTGAAGTAAAGGAAGATGATAAGAAAACAAAGGGTTTCTTATCAGCACTATTCTCCAGCGACAAAGAAGAGGCAACTGATGAAAGTCTTGAAGTAAAGGAAGATGATAAGAAAACAAAGGGTTTCTTATCAGCACTATTCTCCAGTGACAAAGAAGAGGCATCTGATGAAAGTTTTGAAGTGGCTGCGAAAAATATAACCGGAGCAGAAATGGAACTTGGAATGTCTAATATCGCTGACGCAAAATCACAACCCGCCCCCGTTATCGTTTCCGGAGGATCTTCTCCTCAAAGTACAGTAGTGAATAATACGACAACTACATACAACGGAAGTGATCATGTAGATGAGTCTTCCATCTTAACTCGGCCTTTGACAACCAGGGCCTATGGTTTTTAATAACATAACCGATGTTACATGAAAAAGGGGCGGCACCGGATAATCCAGTACCGCCCCTACTTTGTTTATCAGTGAGTTATTCTTGAGCTAACTTGGCGAAATATGCCAAGGTGTCCTCTTCCTCACCACCACCCTCATTGTTTGGTGGGCCTGATGCCTGATCTTCGCTCATGGATGTGGGCGAAGGCGCATCCACATTCCCCTCCCGTGTCTCGTTGAGCTCGGCAGTTTGTTCTACCGAAAAGCTATTGGCGATGTCCTCTTCTCCAAGAACTTCATACAACTTCTTCTTCAATTCGCCGTAAGACTTGTAGGTCGAAGGATCGACGAAGGAATTCAGTTCATGAAGATTGTCATAAAGAGTCTTCAACTTTTCCTCATCTCCACCGAAGAGTTCAGTAACAGAATCGAACTCAGACTTGTCATAGTTGCGATAACCTTCAACCTTACGAATCTTCAACTTGAAGTTAGCGCCACCCCAAAAATCAAAGGGATTGATCGGCTTTTCATCTTCAAATTGAGGTTGCATCACATCCATGATCTTATCAAAGATCTTCTTTCCATACTTGTAAAGAAATACCTTGCCTTCATTTTGTGGATTCGCCGAGTCGGAGATTACGAGAATGTTCGAAACATAGTGCAAACGGCGCTTACGTTGACGAACCAATTCCTTATCCTCTTCTCGACCAGAATTCCACAACTGAGAATTCAGTTCACTGAGAGGATCATCTTGACCAATAGAAGTCAGAGACTTTTCGATATACCAACGTCCGGTTGGACCCTTGAATCCATGATCCCAATAACGAACCCATGGAAGATCTTCCGCTTCCGCGGCGGGAAGAAAACGAATAACGGCATAACCATTTCCGGCCTTATCTACGGTCGGCTTCCATTCACGGTCATCGCCATAGTTCTTTTCTCCAACACTCTCTACCGCGCTCACCAACTTTTCAATTGAAGCGAGACGATTAGCTTTTAGTTTTTCAAACGACATATATTTCCTTTGTATTGTATTGTATTGTGTATTATTGTATTTGTTGTGTAATACGAAGACTAGATTACCATGTTTGAGTTACTTTGTAAAGACTTTTTTAATAGTCTTTTTCAGTTTATCATACGGCAAGTTTCGCCTTCGTAAGAGTAATTTATACTTTAAAATTCTTTGAAATTGTTCATCATACATTGTAAGAGGATCGGGCAAATTCTTTCGTAAAGTATTGCAGAAGTTAACCAACAAGTCAATAAGAATTATACTCTCGATATTAATTCTGTCCGATAACAACAAATCAAGAGGAATAGATGAAGTGCAAATTTTATCAAATGAGTCACATTCATCATGAAGTATATTCAGATCTTTTTCAAATTGGTAGGTAAGAGAATCCATTCTTTTGTCGAATTGATTGAGATTCTCTTCTCTCATATCTCCAATCCAGCTTACACCCTGAGAAAAATTGGCGGTGAAATAATCAATAATTCGATCCCCAGTCTTATACTTTCCTCCAATTCTTTCAAAGAAGAATCGATCTTTTCGATGACTAAATGATGATTCTTTTGCTGATGTTTTGAAATTATATCGAGTAGCATCATAAGATTCGTTGTGGAAATGTAGTTTAAGAGATTGATACAATACGTATGTCTGATAACCATTCACAACAAGTATGCAGTTGTTCTCTTGATGATATTCCGTTCCATTGCTTCAGCTTCGAGTTTTTCCTTTAGCGGGCCTCGAATGATCTTTGCAATATCTTCAGGATCAATTTGCTTATCCGCACAGATGTCAACTATCGCTTCGCTATATGTCATCTTATCTACATCTACATATTTTTCAACTCTCATCCGCAACTCATCATATGTAATTGCGGGTTTTACTGGTATATTGGGTGTCATGCTTTTAAGATAAGTGTGTTGTTATTTACTCGACCCTTTGCTTCAGTTTTCTTTGTAGTCAATTTGGTCAATAGATTGGAGATCTGTCTTTCAGTTTTTGTAGCTATGGCGACAAGAATATCTTTTGGTTTTCTCAATGTTGTGGAATATGATTCCTTAGTATCAAAATTCAGAATTGTGGTTCCCTTTACCGTAAGACCATTTTTGTCGGCTTGACTCAGAACAGTAAGTTTGCGGTATTTTTCATTAAAGATATATACCTTCTCCGAACCCACAACTTTTATTGGATTAATCGAGGTGATTCCATACTCCGGAGAAGATTTAAGATAATTGATATTCTTTACCAGTTTATCGGCGCTCTTTTCCTTCTTCACTCTTGGTTTGCGTACAGCCTTCTTCGAAGATTTATACAATTCAACATCCGAAATCATCTCATCGAGCAATTTGATTCTACGCTTAATTGCAGGTTTTGAAAGGTAGGAGTATCCTTCTACCAATTCTGGACATTTCTTGTCCCGAGCTCCAATAAAATCATCTCTTTGTTTCTCCAACCAAGTTGTAACACACTTGACCGCGCCAATCGGAGCCCCAACTTTCTTCAGAAGCGACAGCACATTGATCTTATCAACAGTGGCAGTCTTGTTGTGAATCCATTCATCCAGCATTTCATCTAAGTGAACAATTACTCCAGTCTGAAGTTTATTCTGCATAAGATCGAATACAGATGGACCTTTCTTAACAATTTCCTTCTTTTCTTCAACCGGAACTTTTCGAGAAATAGTTTTAAGGTAAGACTCGATTTCGTTTTTATAATTCTTACCACCCCAAGTTTGAGGCATGCCAAGAGTGATCATTCGGACCAACTTACCAAGAGAAATTATCTCAATACATCTTGGCGCTTTTTTTATGATGGATGGGTATTTCATATACTTTGGATTTTCGTTTTTCAGATAATCCAAAATGATTGGAACATAGTCATCCATATCCAGATAGTAATTGTAGAAGTCAAGTGCCCGAGAAAATGTATGGTAGATCTTATCTTCAGACCATTCAACTGAACCCTCCCATGTTGGTTCTTGACCTGTCCATCTCGAATCTGGGGCCGAAACCATACCGTTTCGCATGAACTTTTTACCTCGGTTTTTGACTTTCATTATCTATAGACTATAGTATTATATTAAAAAGTAAAGTTTATTTTTAAAGAAACATAAGAATAAAGTTGAAATACATTTGACCTGATCGATCCTCTATCGAAAGAACTTTCAATTCATCCCGCTCGACAATAGCGTTAAATGTAAATGGAGGTTTGATTTGTTTTTCGTTCATTTTATTATTATTATTTCTGATTTAAGTTGGTAGGCCCTCTCGGATTCGAACCGAGAACCAATTGATTAAAAGTCAACTGCTCTACCGTTGAGCTAAAGGCCCGTAATGTTGTTATTGAATTGGTAGTCCCTCTCGGATTCGAACCGAGACCCTAATCGTTATGAGCGATTTGCTCTACCATTGAGCTAAAGGACTGTCCAAAAATTCATTGTTTGTAAAAAATGTGACGACCGATCTTAGTGGTCTTGGTGTAATGCTTGGCCCAATATGGGTCACGAATGTAATCGGCGTGATAATGATCAGCACCCTTGGTATAATTCGTTAATGGAGAATTGACGATATTAAGCGCCTGATTCCAACGAGGATGACTACGGGCATGAGTGATTCCAACGGCGACATCCTTGTTATTCCAACAGGAAAATTGCTTTCTTTGAAGACACACTTCGACAAGCGTCAGGTTTCGAATCTTCGCTCGATTGACAATGACTTCATAAACCGCCTCCATGGCGCCTTCATCATATTCACCACCTGCTTCGAGGATGAGAGTGGCAGCGACAATATGATCGTCTTCTTCGGCGGGAATAGTTGCAAATCCGGATAAAATCCCAAAGAAAAGTGAAAGTGATACGGTTGAAATAAATTTAAAATTCATGATGAGAAGGAGTTAGAGGTAAGTTCCGAGAATATCGAGTTCTTCGGCGATGTCATCTTCCGAAGGAGCAATCGGTTCAAAGTCCGGATAATCCGAGACAACCTTTCGGTTTTCTTCAAAAATCCAGTCAAGGTTTTCGTTCTTAGTGGTTTTCTTTTCTTTTCTGATCTTCATTATGGTTATAATCTAAAGGGTGTAATTCGAAATGTCAAATTTTATTTTCGTCGTAAGTCGTTGATTATCAACAGGCGTTAAAAAAAGTTGAAAATTAATCCCAATCTTTGTGATCTCCGGACTCTTCATTGTCCGAATAACCAGCCATATACTCGGCAATCTGTTCTTTGGTCAGATCTTCAATCCTTGGAATATTGGAAGTGCCGTTGGGATACCAATGAGGAGATGGCGGCCGGCGATACCAGCTGTCAGCGGAGCCTCGATCATAAAGCGATCCATGACGAGTGCGATCAAAGGAAACTTCAATAGGGAACTTATCTTTCATACTCATAATCTAGAGGAAATTTCAAAAATGTCAAATTTTATTTTTAATGTAAGTCGACTCTTCTTTGAGTTCTTGCAAACTCATATCATCAAAATTGTAATGACGACCCTTTACACCGAAGGCATTCTTATGACCCTCATAAATGTAGGTAATGAGCTCATATCGCTCCAGATCTTCAAGAGTGTGGATTCCGAGCTCGATCCAATGAGACTCATCTTCGATGTAAAGACTCGCAAAACGTTTCTCCGGATTCGCAGCCACCCAAGCAAGAGTTTTTTCATTGCGGTTTTTAATCTCTTTCATCAGTTCTTTCATACAACTAACCTAACACAGTTCCCTTGATTGTCAAATTTTATTTTCAATGTAAGTCGTTGATTACCAACAGGCGCTAAAAAAAGATCAAAATAATTTCAAATTTTCGGGAAATGACAAGGGTATTACCATCCCAGTTGATCGCAGGAGGGGCCCATGGCCATAGCGATCTCAGCATCCTTTACCCATTCACCAACGGTCTGTTGGTTAAGGTAGCAGACGTAGATGGATTCACCTATCACATGACCAGCGAGGTCGGTTCCGTCTTCAATATGGGTAAAATACGAGTATCCGTCCCTATTGTTTTGGATCTCAAGACCGATATGCTTGATAGCAATATCGATTTGTCTCTTGGATTTAGCAAGTATGCTCATGTTTTGTTTCATACCTTTAAGCTAAAGGAAAGTGGCCAGATGTCAAATATTATTTTCAACGTAAGTGGTTGATTACCAACGGCCGTTAAAAAAAGTTGAAAAAAAGTGACTCAATTTGCTCGAAATGACTCAGCCCGAGCCTTTCTCCATTACTCAAAATTCGAAGGTTCGTTGTTCTCAAATCTTCGATCAATGAATCGGCGATGATCCTCAATTTCTGGAACCCAAAATACCAATTCTTCTTCCGGATTAGCTGGATTTGAAACCCATACGCGCTCACCATCAGTGTAATTCAACCTATAGGGTGTTCCATAAATAACTACGATATCATTTAACATAACTATACATTAAAGAAGTTAACTCAAAAGTCAATAGTAATAATCAATTAATTACTAAATACATTAAATACTATCTATCTCATCTTGTTTAATTGATGCTATCTATCTTTGGTTGATCGAATGAATTATACAGTTTGACTCAAATGGTGTCAATATAAATAATTGAAGAATGTTATGTTTGGACTTATCACAATGCTTATTTCGACTCTGGGTGCCGCAGGTATGGGGTCTATTCTTAAAATGGCCGGAGGTCTTGTTGCAAGCATCGCCGAGAAAAAGGCAGCAGCCGAAAAGAGAGAGTTAGCCCGAGAATTAGCAATATCCAACGCAAATGCCGAATTACAGAAAAATCTTTTTGGAGAACCTGATAAAGAATCGAGTATGTTTACTCGGGCTACTCGTCGTATCATTGCTCTTATCGGGATGTGCAACTTCTTCGTCATCTCGGTCCTCTGCACCATCTGGCCCACCGTCCCCCTTGTCACATTCACCCCTCCCGAATCAAAAGAAAACCTCAAAATCCTCTGGGGACTCATCTCATTCCCCGCCAGTGAAGAAGTCACCTCAACCATCACAACCGGCCACATCTCGCTTATTTCGGTCGCAACCCTCGCCGCAATCACAGGTTTCTATTTTACTCC